GCGCTGACTAAGAGTTCTGCTGGTTGTAACATTCTTGAGGTCATCTCTGGCGTCTGTGATGGGTCTACTCAAATTGTAAATGGGACGACATACACCTTTCCAAACGTAACAGCAAAACAAACAACCACAACATCATATGCTGACGTTACAGGTTCAAGTTTTGCTTACACACCACCATCGGATGCAACGCGAGTTGAGTATGATATAATTATACAACACTCCTCATCAGCAAACAGGCACAATAATCATTTTAAGTTTTACTTGGACAGTGATGAGGTGTTGTACGCTAGGACATCTTTTGGCGATTTCACTAACTCATACGAAGAACCTCTACACTTCAAGTGGGTATTAGGTATCGGGGGAACTGCTGACACAAATGTTGGCAGGGTTGCGAGTTGGACGACAAGCAAAACAATGAAACTTACGGTCAGAGCGTATGCAGCGGCTGATGCCGCTGATTTGCACCACAATGTTTATTGGGACGGTGGCGCACCCAGTGGTGGTCACTTGAAATTGCCAACCTTAAAAATCACCGCATACAAATAGGAGACTGATATGGCACTAATACGATTAAACAATCAGTCCCTGACTAGCGTCACTGCGTTGCCTTTCGATGCTGGTAAGGTTTTGCAAGTGGTTCATTCATTTTACGACACTGAGGAAAGCCTAGCTTTATCTATAAATACCCCTGTGGCAACTGGATTAACCGCTACTATTACACCGACAGATGCTACCAGCAAAATACTTGTAACATATAGTTTGTGTACATCTGGAAATAATACAGGTGCGGCATATGGTTGTTACCATATGGTTTATCATGATATAGGGCAAACTGGTACTGACACCGCTTTTAGTTCACGAGGTTTTGGCGCAAGGTTTGGCGGTAATTCCACTTATTCAATGTCTAATAATGGCGGTCAAATTTATCACGACCACAACACCACAAGCGCAATAGACTATACAGTTTATGTAGAGCATAAACATGCTTTAACAGTTTACATTAATAGGGGTGGTAGCGGTGAAAGTACAATCGATGGCGTAAGTAGCATTACCCTTATGGAAATTGCTGGCTGATGGACAACGATGCTCACACTGACATTGCCCTAGCTGCTGGCGCAATAACTAGCCCTGTGTGGCTACACTCACTAAACGAATGGGTAACACTGGTTGCTGGTGTTATCGGTATTGTACTGTTGATTATGCGTATCAATAAGTTACGTAAAGACAAAGACGACACATAGGAGAATAGCCATGTTAGCAGAACTAGCGGCGGCTAATGCTGCCTTTGCCATTATAAAGCAAACTCTTAGCAATGGCAAGGAACTAGTTGATGCTGGCAAGGCTATCTCTCAGTACGTAGATGCCAAAGAAACTTTACAATCTAAAGCCAACAAAAAGAAAAACTCTTTCTGGCATCAAGTCAGTGGTAACTCTGGCGATGACCTAGAAGAGTTCATGGCTTTAGAGCAGATCAAACAACAAGAGAATGAACTACGTGAAGCCATGCAGCTTTACGGTAGGGCAGGATTGTGGCAGGATTGGGTCAGGTTTCAGGCAGAAGCACGTAACCGTAGGATTGCTGCACGTAAACAAGCTGAAAAAGAACGACAACAATTTGTTGACACCTGTGTTTTAGCTGCCTACTGGATTGCTTGCATAGGATTAGGTATGGCTCTACTTGGTGTTATCTTGTGGGCTGTTAAGGAGAACATGAATGTTTAAGACAATAGTACTTGCGTGTGCTATAGCTTCTCCTGATATGTGTTGGGAATACCACGACACAAGAGGCCCATACCAGACACAAGCAGAATGTAGAACAAGAGCCTACGAGATGGGCAACATGATTGCAGAGGTACATGATGGTGCTATAATGCCCCAGAAGTTTCGCTGCGAAGCATTAGCAGGAGTAAGTTTATGATACTAGGAGTAGTACAAGCAGTAGCTGGACTAGCCAGTACATGGATGGAAGGTAAGGTTGAGACACAAAAAGCCAAAGTAGCTGTAGCAAAGAAGGTTGCTGCTGGTGAAATGGAGTGGAACCAGACTATGGCACAGGCTTCTGCGTCAAGCTGGAAGGATGAGTGGCTTACAATTTTGGTGAGCATACCCCTAATACTAGCTTTCACAGGGCATGAAGACATCGTACAGCGTGGTTTCCAAGCCTTAGACAGTATGCCAGACTTCTATAAGACTGCCGTAGGCGTTGTATTTGCAGCAAGCTTTGGTGTTCAACAGCTTACTAAGATGTTCAAGAAATAGAGGTAACCATGAGCCTATACGAAAACATTAACAAACGTAAGAAGGCTGGTACTAGCAGACCTAAGAGTAAGTCTACTATCAGTGCTAAATCTTATGCCAACATGAAGGCTGGTTTTCCTAAGAATACAGATAAGTATAAGAAGAAAACATGAACTATACCCAACTAATTCAACAACTTAAACGTCACGAAGGATTGAGGTTAAAGCCCTACAAATGCACAGCAGACAAGCTTACTATCGGTGTTGGAAGAAACTTGGAAGATGTAGGCATCTCAGAAGAAGAAGCAGAGATGTTGCTAGTGAACGACATAGAGAGGGCAACAGACCAGTTGGTACTGACCTTTCCGTGGACAGAAGACCTAGACACGGTACGTTTTCAAGCCCTTATCAACTTCACCTTCAACGTAGGGATAGGGACGGTAGGCAAGTTCGTAAACGCAATGGCTCTGCTAAAGGACGGAAACTACGATATGGCAGCAGACGAGTTCCTGAACAGCAAATGGGCTAGGCAGGTAGGCCAACGTGCAGTAGAAGTTGCGGAGCAGATACGTACAGGAGAATGGCAATGAGTAAATATATAAAAACTAGTGGTACATCTACACCTACTCTTGCCGATAATCTTGGCATCGGTGATAGATACAAGAAAAAAGAAAAGCCTAAGAAAAACGATAGTAACGGTATATTAAAGTATTTCAAAGACCTTATGAAAGGTAGTGAAACATGAGCCAAAAACAACAGATGGACGATTTACATGCCGCCGTTACAGCAGACCTGCTGGCACGTGTACGTAGCGGAGAGGCAACTGCAAGTGAACTGTCAGTAGCTGTCAAATTTTTGAAAGATAATGGTGCATCCTTGGATGTTATCACTGCTGAAAGTCCTATGGCTAACCTTCTTAACGACTTACCTTTTGACGTAGCGGAGAGTTTGCAATGAGAGAAGGTTTTAATGCTACACTAAAGCATGAACAAAAGACACTAATAGGCGGTAACTGGACAAAAATATTAGACCAGAATGTACAGCGTACCTACTTACTAATACAAAACCATCACGATGCTCATAATATTGAGGTAGGTTTTGGTTCTAATACTACTGCTCCTACCAACGCTACAGGTCTCAAGATTGAGGGTGCAGTATCTGGTAATAAGATTGGTGATACAACATTTGAGTTTGGTGTAGCACCTATTAATGCTGTATGGGCTAAAGCTAGTGATGCACATGACCACCTAATAGACATAGTATACGATGACTAAACACACTTGCAAGCACTGTAAGAATGTGCAGTACATTCCAAAGCTATTTGAGGGTATGAAACTACTCTGCTATGTATGTGCAAATAGAATACTGTTTAATCGCCCATAGAAGCCCACTGACAGGCCTTAGAGCCTTGAGAGGTATGTACCCACCATGCAACAACCAAACGCCGTCCCTGAGGCTCTGAGAGACTTTAGGAACTTTACGTACTTAGTATGGCAACATCTGGGTCTACCAGAGCCTACACCAGTACAATACGACATTGCACACTATTTGCAGCACAGTCCCAAGCGTTGTATCATCGAAGCTTTCCGTGGTGTAGGTAAGTCTTACATCACTGCTGCCTACGTAGTACACCAGCTATTGTTAAATCCACAGTTAAAGTTTATGGTTGTGTCTGCATCTAAGGCACGTGCTGATGACTTCTCTACGTTTACGCAGCGTATTATCATGGAACTACCTATATGCCAGCATCTGGTGGCTAAAGAAGGGCAAAGATGGTCTAAGATAGCCTTTGACGTAGCACCAGCTAAAGCATCTGGTAGCCCTTCTGTAAAGTCTGTGGGTGTTACAGGACAGCTTACAGGTTCACGTGCAGATATTATTATTGCTGATGACGTAGAAGTTCCTAACAACTCTATGACACACATGATGCGTGAGAAGCTTGGGGAGACTGTCAAGGAATTTGATGCTGTCTTAAAGCCTGAGGGTAAGATTATTTATCTTGGTACACCTCAGAATGAAATGAGCCTGTATAACGTGCTATTGGGGCGTGGATACGCCATGAGGGTATGGCCTGCTCGTTATCCTACCCTAGATCGCGCAGAGAAGGCCTATGGGGGCAGGTTAGCACCCTTCCTGTATGAAACCCTACAGGAAAAGTTAGAGGCCGTGTACGGGCTTCCTACGGACGCTAAACGATTTGATGATGAAGACTTACTAGAAAGAGAACTCAGTTATGGTAGAAGCGGTTTTGCTCTGCAATTTATGTTGGATACTAGCCTCAGTGATGCAAACAAGTATCCGCTTAAACTGAGTGACCTGATTATATACTCCTGTGATAAGGATACAGCACCAGAGAAGATGGTGTACGGAATAATGAAACCCATGTCAGAGATTCCTAACGTGGGTTTGAGTGGTGATAAGTACTATGCACCAGAAGATACAGTAGGTAGGGCTAAATACACAGGCTCAGTGATGGCTATTGACCCATCAGGTAGAGGTAGTGATGAAACTGCCTACTCGATTGTGAAGATGTTGAATGGTTTTCTGTATGTGGTGGACTGTGGTGGTGTTGAGGGTGGTTACTCTGACACTACACTACAGCATCTTACAGACTTGGCTAAGATACATCAGGTAAATACAGTACTGATTGAGAGTAACTTTGGTGACGGTATGTTCACTGAGTTGCTTAAACCGTACATGTTAAAGACTTATCCAGTTACTCTGGAAGAGGTTAGGCATAATACACAAAAGGAAATGCGTATCATTGATACGTTAGAGCCTGTAATGAACCAGCATAGACTTGTAGTAGACCCTAAGGTTATACAAAAGGACTATGATAGTGTACAGAACATGCCCCCTGAGAAGGGTATTAAGTATATGCTTACCTACCAGATGACTAGGATTACTAAACAGCGTGGAGCATTAGCACACGATGATAGACTTGATGTTCTTGCTATGGCTGTTCAGTATTGGGTAGAGCAAATGGCTGCTGATGCTGATGTAGAAATACAGGTACGTAAGGAAGAACTACTTGATAATGAACTAGAAAAGTTTATGTCACACTTGAATGTAGCCTCAGTAGATAGGCAGCAGGATGGATGGATAAGTTTCTAAAGTTACAACCATGAGAAGACCCCCTTTGACTATATCTTTAAGTAGGGGGTCTTTTACTTATGCTTCGGCTTAAAGAATAAGGCAAGAATATGGAAGTTATATGGACATTACTGCTCACTGTATGCTCTGATGTTAGTTGTATGACACAAGATGTACAACGGTTTGACACTAAAGATGCTTGTATTGAGATGAAGATAGTACATGAGGACTATCCACCTGATGGTCACTGGAAGTCAATAGACTTTGTATGCACTATTAAGGGTGCTACACAGACTTAGGGTGTCAAAAAAATGACCAAAAAATCTGAGGGGGTATATAATATTGATTGAATCGCGCACACCCCCTACACCTTATAATTATAACACGCCAAAGAATCCTTGTCAACCCCTAAAATTGTCAATAATTTGACACTTAACCATCTCAAAGATTCTTCAAGATTCTTTAAAATGTTAGGCATGGCTAAGATTGTTTGAGATTCTTTAAGATTCTTTTGTGTCTCTCTCT